GGAGAGAAATTTATTTATAGTAGAATCAGAAGATAGCAATAGGAGTTATTACATATGAAAAAAAAGAAACCACCATACATAATGTTCTACTGTAAAAAATGTTCAAAGTTAAAAAGACAAAAAGATTTTATAATGCCTGTTAATAATTTAGATGGAAGGGAAGGTATTAGTGTGGCTTGTATAAATTGTCTACATGATAAAGGTTATAGATTTAAAGGATGGGATTACGGAGATAAAGATGAGACACTTAGAGTACATGAAAAAAAGATTAAAGGAGGAAGAAATGAAAAAGAAACAAGCAAACCAGCAGTCAGATAATATAGAACTTAGTAAGTTGGTTAACCATCCAGATCATTACACAAACAGCTCAATTGAAACCATAGATATAATAGAATCTATTACGGCCGAGGGCTTTCATTATTATCTAGAAGGTAATATACTCAAATACTTAGCTCGTTATAGACACAAAAACGGTATCCAAGATTTACAGAAAGCACTGTGGTACCTTAACAAACTTATAGAGGTACAATATGACACTTCAGATGGCGATGTTCACACCTAAATCAGAATGGGTGCCACCACACGAACTACCTGACATAACCAGTGCTAAAAGCATAGCGATAGATGTAGAAACAAAAGATCCTAATCTTAAAACTAAAGGCCCTGGATGGCCAACTGGTGACGGTGAAGTTGTAGGATACGCTGTAGCTGTAGACGGCTGGAAAGGTTACATACCTATCAGGCACGGCGGTGGTGGTAATATAGACGAGCGCATAGTCAATAACTGGATGAAGAAGGTTTGCGAATCACCAGCAGAAAAAATTATGCACAACGCACAATACGATGCGGGCTGGCTTAGACGCATGGGTTTTACTCTCAATGGACGTATCATTGATACTATGGTCGTAGCCTCTCTGCTAGATGAAAACCGTTTCAGCTACAGTCTAAATGCATTGGCTTTTGATTATCTTGCAAAAACAAAAAGTGAAAAGAACCTGACCGAAGCCGCTCGTGATTTTGGTGTAGATCCCAAGGCCGAGCTCTGGAAGCTGCCATCCATGCATGTAGGACCATATGCTGAAGTGGATGCCGAGCTAACACTGGAGCTGTGGAACTATTTTAAGACATTAATTTCTAAAGAAGATCTGTGGAGCATAATCAATCTTGAGCTGGATGTACTGCCTGTGCTGATAGATATGACTTGGAAAGGTGTGCGTATAGATAAAGACCGCGTTGAGCGCACCAGAGATTATCTGCTCAAAGAAGAAAAAGAAATGCTTGCTAAAATTAAGCACATAACAGGCATGAACGTAGAAGTATGGGCAGCTCAGTCACTTGCCAAGGCCTTCGATTCGGTAGGTATAATCTATCCTAAAACTGAAAAAGGCGCACCTAGCTTTACTAGATCGTTCCTATCTGAACATGAACACGAGCTACCTAAGATGATTTTGCGCACACGAGGCTTAAATAAAACACATGGGACCTTTATTAATACGATTATGAAGCATACAGCTGTAGACGGTCGCATACACTCCCATATAAATCAGATCAGATCTGACGATGGTGGCACCGTATCAGGCCGAATCAGTATGAATAACCCTAATTTACAGCAGATACCAGCCCGTGATCCTGAGCTGGGCCCTATGATTCGCTCCCTGTTTTTACCTGAAGAAGGTGAAGAGTGGGCTAGTATAGACTTCTCGCAACAGGAACCACGGATCTTGGTTCATTATGCCCACGCTTATGGTAAATCTCAGGGTCATGACATGCAAGGTGTACAAGAATTTGTCGATGGATATCAGAATGATCCTGATATGGACTTCCATACTATGGTAGCAGACATGGCAAAGATACCTCGTAAGCAAGCTAAAACTATAAATTTAGGCATGATGTACGGTATGGGTGTGAATAAACTGTCAGATCAGCTCGATATACCTGTGGATGAAGCTAAAAAGCTCGTGAACCAGTACCATGATCGTGTGCCTTTTGTTAAAATGCTCATGCATGGCGTGATGAATAAGCTAAATTCAAGACAAAGTTCTGGTTCTATACGCTCTATTTTAGGTAGAAAATGCCGATTTGACCTCTGGGAGCCAGATACATTCGCTATGAACAAGGCTCTGCCCTATAAAGATGCGCTCAATGAACACGGTCCAACAACAAGACTAAGACGAGCTTACACATACAAGGCCCTCAACCGTCTAATTCAGGCTTCTGCCGCTGATATGACCAAAAAAGCTATGGTAGATATCCACAAGCTGGGGATAACTCCGTTAATTCAGATACATGATGAGATAGCTGTGTCCGTTTCGTCTAAAGAACAGGTCGAATCAATCGTTGATGCAATGGAAAATGCAGTGCCTTTGGGTGTGCCGAACAAAGTTGATGTGGAAATAGGCCCATCATGGGGCGAATCTAAATAAAACATTGACCAAATTGTATATTCTCGCATATAATCGCGTAAAACAAAAGGATTTATGCGATATGGATACAGATAAGTGGAAAAGCATTCTTGTTCCCAAGGACGTTTACCTCCAAATTAAGGAAATAGCGGCCAAAGAGGGCAGAACTTTGGGTGGACAACTACGGTACATTTACTCTCAGTATGTTTCAGAAGAACAAAAGAGAGTAAAAGAGCTCGTAGATGCTGAAATGACCTTGCGAAAAGCAAAAGATCACTCCGCCGCGGGTTGATTCTCTTTATCTTGCATAATTTTAGACGCTTCTACGCCTAAATTATATAAAGCGTCCGTCATTGGTCCGTCTGAGGCTTTCTTACCTCTTCCTGATAAAAATATTTCAACTGGTTCAGCTGTCTCTGGGTGAAAAGAGACGGTAACAGCTAAACCTTCTCCTACGTCCGTGGTAACACACGGCCTTCTGTTTGGTAAACTTGACATGTATTTTCTCCTCTGAATAATCTATTCTATTTAAAAAATATTTTTTTGAAAGACTTGACTTTCATTTTTTTTTAAAAACATGTTACAATGAAGTATGGACCCTTTAACTATAACCGCTGCTATGAGCGTAGCGAATAGCGCTTTTAATGCAATCAAACAAGGATTTGCAGCAGCAAAAGATATTGAGTCTATGGCTTCAGACGTGTCACGCTGGATGGGCGCTGTCTCTGACATAGACAATGCTGAAAAACAAGCAAAGAACCCTCCCCTGTTTGGTAAGCTGTTCAAGGCAAACTCTATCGAAGAGGCAGCTCTCGCGGCTTACGCTGCTAAAAAAAAGCTGGAAGAACAACGATACGAGCTTAAAATGTTTTTGAACTTGACCCACGGCCCAGGGGCCTATGAAGAGCTCCTACAAATGGAAGGGCAAATAAGAAAACAACGTCAGCAAACCGTTTATAAACAGCAACAACTCAGACGGCAGATAGGTGAAATTATTACATGGTTTATTGTAATAGTTATCATAGGTGGTTTTGCCGCATTGGTAGCTGGTATATGGATTAAAAAAGCAAAAGCCGATGGTTATAAATACAAACCTAGAGGTTACACAGAACAACAAAAGATATGGCAAAATAAAAAAAAAAGAAAAAATATACCACATGTCGTTTGGTCAAAAGAATAAAATCCAAGACAGGGATGATGGCTTGTGTCTATATAGGTGGTAATAAAACTTATGAGATGATGATCGAATCGTGGTGTCCAAAAAAATATAAATGTGTATATAATCCGTGGCAAAAAGAGCCCAACATTGATGATATCATTGATTCTTTGAACAGCGCCGTTAAGAATAAATGAGCATTTATAAGAGCGATGGTTATATTTTAAACACGAATGATAGCTCCAAAGCTATCGTATATTTTAAAGATAGGCTATTGTTTATGGGCGATAGTCGCACAGCTATAAAATTTTTCTGTCAAAACTGCACAGATGAAAAATTAAGAGCAAAATTAAAAAAATATAAATATATTAAAATATGGGATTGACCTTATTGATGGTATTTGATACTGTTATTTTGATCTTAAAAGACTCCTTTCGGTTAAGATTAATGTTGAAAAAAATGAACCCGCAAGTTTTTCGTTTCTCTTGCGGGTTTTTTTTGTGCTTGACAATGTATGCGATAAATCTTATTTGTTAAAAAAAACAACTTGGAGGTTAAATTATGGAAAATAGATATTATGTTAAAGTGCGTTGGTCACCAGAGAGTAAACAACCAACTCGTGATGTAAGTTTTATGGTTGAGGCCGACAGTGCCGATCAAATCAGAGAAGCGATAGATCTTAAACATGAAATCGTAATCATAGATAGAGTTGATTGATGGTCAAAGAACAGCAAGGAAAATTCATATGCACAGATTGCGGTCATACCTATAGCTCTATGCTGGGTGACGATGAAGTGCCCGAAGTTTGCGAGCAGTGCGATGAAGACACAGAATAAAACACACGCGGTAATGTCCCAACGGCACGAGAAAAAGGATAGTCTCGATTACTTTCCTACTCCGCCTTGGGCCACGCGGGCTCTGTTTCAGTCAGTCATCTTACCAATGGGCTTTGTTCATTATAATGATGTCTGTCTGGAGCCAGCTTGCGGCGGCGGTCACATGGTTAAGGTTCTTCAAGAATATTTTGATAAGGTCGAATCATGTGACATAGCCGATTACGGTCAGGATCGTATCGCAGATTTTCTGTCTAAAGATGTAGAACAAGAATGCGATTTTATTATTACTAACCCACCTTTTAATCTAGCTGAAGAATTTGTAATTAAAGCTTTGTCCATGACACGCAAGCTGGTGGCAGTCTTCGCTAGAACTCAGTTCATGGAAGGAATAGGACGATATGAAAGATTATTTAAACCAAATCCGCCAACGATTATCGCGCAGTTTACTGAGCGAGTTCCAATCGTTAAAGGCCGTCTGTCCGCAACTGCTTCGACAGCTACAAGTTACGCTTGGTTCGTATGGCGAACAGATCAAAACAATGATCAAACACAGCTGGTCTGGATACCGCCATCAAGACGCATCTTTGAAAAAAATGCCGACTATGCACAAAGTTTGGAAACTCCACATTCTCGACCCACGGGTCACGCCACGCAAACAGACCTTTTTGGAAAAATTGAAGGAGATAATTAAATGAAAGAAGAAAGTGCTTGGATTAAAATTCACGAAATGCCATCATGGGCAGAAGCAATGTTAGAAATAGAAGGACTGGTCAACGAAGAAGTCTCACGGCTCAAGAAGAAAGACGATGCTAAAGCAGCTGCTTTGCTGACAAAATGTCTTACAGTTATTAAAAGAGGTTACTAATGGCAAGATATGGCTTGAATTTTTGCAGAGAATGTGGGGGTAAACTTAGAAGAACTAAATATATCAGGACAAAACCTACATATTGTCCTGACTGTACTCAAAAATTAAATCCATCCGTTAGAGATATTTATAAAGAAATGCAAGCTAACCCAACTACGCCAGCTCCTGATGAGATGTGGTTTGAAGATGATCCACGAGCTGTTAATGAAATAGAATATGGCCGTGTGACTAAACGAGCAACCACCATCACTAGTAGTACAACTTTGGGAGAACTTTTTGAATGAGTGAGTTAATTTGTAATCTACCAGCTCAAAAAGTTTATGTAAGAAAAGAATATTTAAGGGATTTAGAAGATGGATTTGGTGAATTTGTCGATGGGGTCTGGGTCACATGTAAATCTATTCCTGGGAGAGCATTTTATTTTGAGACTTATCTGCCTCAATATGGGGCTTTGTTTGACAAGTTGCCTATTAGCGCATTTGTATCTAGACCTGAAATACCCGATCCAGACCTACCTCTTAATAATCTTCAGTTCTGGAATTGTATGGATTATGGTATCGTGGCTGTTCATAAACAATTCATCGGTTCAATGGATTTTGAGGTGCTAACCAGAGACTTTGGTATACAAAAAGGTATATATGTAGCAACTTTGGATAATTACCACGCTGATGTTAACGCTATAGACTATAGTACATCCGAAACACCTGACGAACATAAATCTTTTAATCTGCTCCAGCTGGAGAATGGACAATATTGTGTATATCCAAATAATAGAATGAGAGTTTATGACAATAGTCTCACGCCTGACAAGCCGCGACAGCCTGATTTTAAGGTAAGCACAATAGAATATCAAGTTGAGAATGGTAATAATACAAGACTGGGCGATACTAACGAATATTTTTGGAAAACAAAAAAAGAAAAATAGTTACATTTATTAATCTCCTCTATATATAGAGCTGAAAATAAAAAAAATATTTTTTATTAAAAATAGGTGTAACTGGTGTAACTTATGTAACTTTACTCTGTAATCCTTTATACATAACAAATTTATGGTTACATATTTGGTTACATATTTATTTTTAAAAATGTAACTTACAATATTAGATTGATTTTGGCCTTACTAAGAGCGAAAAAGTTTTTTGCAAAAAAATATTTTCTGGTCTATATATAAAGAATGAATAATTTAAAGCCTTTGAAAAAGGGTCGTGGCAGACCAAAAGCAGATATACATAGCAAGCTTACTAGAAGACAAGAAAAGTTTGTAAAAGAGTTAGTTTCTAATGATGGAATGATAACTTATAGAGAAGCCGCTATCAACGCTGGGTTCCCAGCTTCTTCAGCACACACTAGAGCATATGAAATGACTAATCCTGAGATTTGTCCTCATGTTTGTAGAGCAATACAAGCTTATAGAGATGAACTGGATGAGAAATATGGCATTACTTTCAAAAGACATTTAAGAGATTTGCAAAGAATTAGAGATTTAGCTTTGGAAAATGGTGCATATTCTGCCGCCGTCCAAGCTGAATACCGTAGGGGCCAAGCTAACGGTAATATTTACATCAATAAATCTGAGATCCGTCATGGAACAATAGACAGTATGTCTAAAGAAGAAGTTCTAAAAGCTTTGAAGGAACTTAAACAAAATGAACCGAGATACGCTGAAGACGTTATTGAACACGAGGAAGAGAAGTCCGACCAAAAAAGAATCAGGTCTGTACGAACAGCTAAAGAGGGCATCCCTACAATACAGTGAACCATTACGTTTAAGTAGAATAGAAAACTGGATGACGCTTGGCCTTCCTGATTTATTAATTTGTGATCACAATCATAAATTTCATTTTGTAGAATTAAAATATGCACGTTTTAACAAAGTAAAACTTAGTCCCCAGCAAATTAGCTGGATATCTTTACACGAGAAAGCTTCTGTTTGGATTTTAGTAAAGAGCGTTCAGGGATTACATCTATATCGAGCTGAACAAGTTATACAGCTGAAAGAAGAGGGCATAAAACTAGCGCCGCATTACTTTTGTCCTGAGCCTTATGACTGGGTAAAAATTTTTGACTTGCTATTATATAAAAAATCGCATACCATTCTAAACAACATTAATTAATAGCTTGGAGGCTAAAATGACTACAGAAAAAAAATATTGCTATACACCTGTAAAAGAAAATGAAAATTACAGAGTTGCAAAAATAATAGAAAACGAAGATGGATATTATCCACTTGGTAAAATTAATCCTAAAGATCCACATGAATTAGATAAATTTGTTGGAGGATACAATCATGTTAGAGCTATATGCACTCTTTGGAATAAGCATATAGACGTAGATGAAAAAGAGGAAAACAGAATAGTTTGGTCCTCAATGGGTGAAATGTGTTCAATGGGGATTTATCAATGAGCATGGTTATAGACGATGAAAGATATCGAGCTTCATTATCTGAAATATCTCCAGCTTTAAAAAATTATGAAATAGTTTTAACTGCTGATGAAAAATTAGAAAAATATATTGAAGCCGATATTTTTGACATAAAAAACGGTAACTATGTTGCTCATTTCAAATTTTTGGAGGATAAAAATGATTAACCTCGAACAAAAATTTAACAATGATAAAAAATTTCAACGTAAAGTATTGTTTGAATATAAATCTTTTTTAACAGATAGCATATTAAGCGGTTATCGTTGCGAAGATTGGCAAGCTTTTGAACATGAAGGTATATCATATGACATAAATTTATATGTAGATGATATTACTAAGCATCCAAAAGATGCTATTTATAGCACAAAAGTCAACAATATGGGCGTTTCAGAAACTGACGGCGAAAATTTTTATTTAATTCCACAAAAATATAATAAAAAATTTAAAGTAAAAAATTTAGAAACTGGCGATATAAAAATATGGTCAGTTAATAAACTTTTAACTGAAATAAATCGCGATCGTAGTGAGGACTGGAAGCCTTATACAGCTCTTGACTGGTATGAAGGATGGACCAGCTGGTGCGAAGGTGAAACTTATACCTTAAATTTAAAAGGAGAAAATTTATTATGAAAGTTAAAGTTTATAAAAACCTTACTAAAGACTGTTTAAGTGTGATGGATTATAAAACTCGTAAAGTAATTCGTCATTGTTATGGTGATCATCGTAAACACGGTGATCACATTCGTTTAGAAAATGCTAGCTTTTGGGTTAGCCAAAAGACTAGGGACCGCGTAGTTAGGGAAAAGAAAAAATACGTTCACGCTTTTGTTATTGGTGACTGGATAGACAACTGGACACTTAAAGAGCAGTTTGAACAAGTGTTTTACAATCCTTATGAACATAATAAATTTTATGTTCACGGCGGCAAATACAATCCAAAAATAGACGTATCAGCTGACTGGAAGGGCGTTGTTCATTTAAGTCGCGATACAATAGATAATGAGCTTAAAGTATGGAGGGCAATATAATGGAAAAAGAACAAAAAATTTTAGACACATTGGAAGTAGACTCAGGCCAGCTGAGACTAACCAATACAATGCTAAATAAATCTATAATAGATGCGAATGAAAGCATTAGAAAATTTGCAAAATTATTTGGTATAGATTTTAATTTAATGGAAAAGGGCCAAAAGCATAAACTGCTGGCATATTATGATGATGATGATTCGGTATGCACGCTTTCCTTTTATAAAACTGTAAATAGAGGTGATAGGCGATTATCTATATCAGGGATAAGAAAAAAAGCTCAGGTTAATGATTTAATTGCACTAACTTATAAAAGAATACTTTTGGATAACGATATGCAGGAAAATGTAATTGTTATTAATGTCACAGCTAAAGCTGAGAATAGGAAGGTAGCATAATGTATTTTATTTATAAGCTTATTGGCCGTTTACTTTATGGAAGTAATTTTGAAAAATACAAAAAACAAAAACCATTTAAGGGTAGGCGCAGAAAGTAATTTGACATTTTTTCTATAAAATCGCATACTGGGGGCGGTCCAAAGTTTGGGCCGCTTTTTTCAATTATAAACTACAGGAGTCTAATATGACAAAACCAAAAAAAATAT